CTACCCTCTTTCTGCTTGGTTGCGGGGATTATGGGGGTCGTTTTTCCACGCGATGGCACGAGACACAGCGAACTGCCGCACCTCGGGGCCGGCCTGCATCGGCTTGTGATTCTTCCAAGCCCAAGGCGGTTTCTCACCGTGAAACTTCTTCATGTACTGGACGAAGGCCCACCCGTCTTTGTATCCCCGCTCTATCGCGTAACCGCGCAGCTGTGCGTAAAACTTGCATTTCTCCTCATATGTGTAGTTGAAGTAGGCCGGATTTGTCTTTCCCTTTTTGCGGTATCCGCCCGTGAACTCCACGAGTTGCCCATCGCGCTCGAACACGTCATTCTGGATTGAGCGCTCAAAGCCGCAGCTAGGACAAATCTTTGTACCTGGGGCCATCAGGAATGTGCATTTGGGGCAAGGCTTCGGCAACGGCGGGAGGCGCTTCATGACTCGGTTCGAGTCAAGTTTCCCCATCGAGAGCTTCTCGTGGTGGATATCCGTGACGAGCCCGAGGCGCTCGTGCGTGTCGCTGTGGTCCAAAATGATGGCGTGGTCTTTGCCTTCGGCTGTGCGCAACGCGCGACCAACTATCTGCACAAACAGCATCTCGGACTTGGTCGGACGCGCGAGCACGAGACAGCGCACATCCCAATCGACACCTGTGGTTAGCGTGCCAACATTACAAACGACACGGTGCTCGCCGCTATGAAAGCCACGCTTTATAGCTGCACGATCGGCTGGTTTTGTGCTGGCGTCTTGGTACGCCGCAGATATACCAGCGTCCAGAAAGCGCGTTTGCAAAGCCTGGGCGTGAGCGCAGTCGACACCGAACACCAACGTCTTGTCTTTATTCCAGCGTGTCCGCCATGTCTCGACGATATTAGCGATGAGAGCGTTCTCACGCATGACGCTGCTCAGTTGGCCCTCATCATAATCGCCAGCCACATCCTTGACGTTGCTGAGATCGGGATGGTCAGCGGCCCAGACTTTGAAACGTGCGAGGTAACCGAGATCGATTAGCTCTCGGGTCGTGCTCATCACCAAGAGCGTCTCGAAATAGCGGCCCAGTCCTGTTGTCCACGGTGTCGCGCTCAAACCAATCACCGGGACATTCTCCCAACCCGGCGCCGCGCTCACAATGCGCGGCTCTTCATATTTGGTGCCGATGAGTTCACCCCGGCCAAGACGTCCAATCCACTTGATGTGTTCCTTGTGGAGTTGATGCACCTCATCGATGATCACCACAGCAGCCTCAGGATATTTGCCACGCGAGCGTATGGTCTGAATGCTTGCAACCTGGATCGGTTTTGACCAATCGGTCATTTGATGGTTGGCCTGAATGACGCCGATGTCCCGAATATCCTCCGCGTAAAAATGCTCCACGGTCTGATCGATCAAGTCGATCGAGGGCACCACGAACACGAGCTTGTTGTTCTTACGTTGTGCGCCCTCCGCGATCGCAGCTGCCAGCAACGTCTTGCCGCTACCGGTCGGCGCCTGCACTACAATACGGTAGACGCGCTGCCCCACGGTCTGCTTAATCGCCGTGAGACATTCTTGCTGGTAGGGGCGCAGTTCTTTGTTCAACGTGGCGCCCTCTTCCAAAACTCTTTGAGCTTGTTTATTGCAGCTTGAACTTGCAAATCGGCCTGTGCTTTTGCAAGCGTTTCCTTATCTGGTAACTCTGGGACACCGTCGGCGTTGAAGATGTGGATGGTAGCACATCTGAAACAGAGCGCGACATCACCCGGGCTTGGAGCAACGTCATCACCCTCATGATCAGCGGAGGCATCCATCGTGTATCCGCACGAGGCGCATTTTATCTCATCGTGAAAAAAAGCGCGCCCTCTCATTTGAGCACCACGAAATAGATAATCACCACAAGCGTGAGTGCCTGCAGGAAAAACACTATCGCCAACATCATGCGATCGTTGTTGTGCATGTCCACATCCACAAGCCACGGCGTTGGATCGGTGGTAGTGCTCCGTGTTTCTCTGCCATCATCGCGGCATAGAGCGCCAAACAGCGCTGTGCCCAAGCGTTGCGCGCACAACCGTAGCGGAGGTGAGGATCGCCCACCATGCGCGGCGGCAGATGTTTGTAGTGCGCCAGCCGGCTGACCGGCGGCACACGGTGTTTGATACGATAGTTGGGATCGTAGGTCATTTTTTCCCGAAGAGCTTGAAGTGACGAAGTGAAACGACACGGTTTTTCAGTTCTGACAGATCGCGCAGTTCTTCATATTTTCTGACGTAGCTTTCGTCTCCCTTGCTGTTCTCGAACATCATCCGTTCATCGCCATCGATCAACGCGCGACCCCAGTCCCACTTTAAGATTTCTGCATCGTCAGTTCTCTCGTGATACGCGCCGAGCACGTAAATCGTCCGCGGCTGGCATTCCGTGATGGGAACGCGCAGATGCGTCCCTGACCGTATCAGGCCGGCAAGACTCACCTGCACAGACTTGGTCTTGACGTTAACCTTGAAACGCCACGGAATGAAACCAACTCTCAAGTAAATCCAAAAATCTCGGCCCCCGTCGCCATTGGGGAGCAGCTCAACGCAGGGCTCACCTCCGAAGACGTGCGCATAAGCACATTCGGTGAGCAGTCCTCTCCGTATTGCCTCCTCGAGACTGATCTCGGTCGCCATGTGATTGATCGCGCCGTAGGGCCGCTTGCGCATGTGCTCGGCAATCTTGGGCGCGTACTCCCGCGCGAACCTTCGATCCTCCTCTGTGACCATTATTTTTCCCACGAGATGCGATCGATGATCGTCGGCCCGGTGTAGTATTTGATCCATACGTACCAGGCGAAGGCCATCGAGCTGCTCGCTCGTTTCCCGGTCCATCCCTCGCGATGCATCATCGGCAGGCGCTTCCTGAACTGATGAATACGCGCAAGGCCGGCGCTCTCAAGAATGCGGCTTCGACCTTCGCTCTCGTAAAAGCCCAACCGCAAAAGCATGATTACGAGAGGGGCGCGTTCGATCGCCGTCTCAACGAAATCGCTGGCAAGCTGAAACGGTGGATTGGTGACGATCGCGCCGATCGCTCTGCCTTCCATGCGGACGGGGAACAGGAAGTCCACGCGATGGTGACTATCGGGACAACCGCGGTAGTTCAGATCGGTGGCGAAGACCTGATGCCCCGCCGCGCGCAGCGCCATGACGATGTTGCCGCGTCCACACGCCGGCTCCCAGATGATCTGCGGAAGCCGTTCGACTTTGAGCAGCGCGCGAACCGCTTCCGGTGGCGTATCGTATTGATCACCCCGGTGCTCACGCAGCCGCGCGCGGTTCACCTGCGCTGAGTGGTCGAGCATAGGGAAAGACCTCGACGTAGACGAAACCAGAGCCGCAACCACCGATGCGTTCTAGCGTGAGCTTGTAGCAGTGCTTGTCGTCAATCGTGAGATTACGAGAAACCATCCAATCCAGGATGAGCTTAGCGCGGCCATCGAGATCACCGTGGAGATGCTCTGGGAATGTCATCGAACATGCGTAAGGAACCGTGACCTTTTGTGCGCGGCCAAGGCTCTGCATCACGTAGTGAGCGTCCGCCTGCTTGAGCCATTGCTTGTAAACAGCGGTCTTCGCTCGCCCCATTCCCGGAATGTTGCGAGTTGCGTTGTTGAGCCCCGGTGCAATCGGAAGATTGAATTTAAGCACGCTTCTGTTTCCGCTTGGCTTCAAGCTCGTCTAAGACGTCTTTGATCCCACGTTCGACAATATCAGTCTGTGTCGGCGGCGGGGGCCATTGTTCCGTCGCGCAGAAAGCGCGCAGGCGCTTGACGAGCACCCGGTCAAGCCGAAAGCTAACCGGGATGGTCGTGTGGTTCTCGTTGACACCCATAATGCAACGTATTATCACAGCTGGACATGGCCCACAAGAGGCGTAAAATCCCGCTAAAGACCAAGCTGGCGGCGCTGCTGGCGATCCATCTGGGTATCCCATATCCCCACAGAAAACTCATGACGGAGGATCAGGTCCTCTCGTTAGTGGAGTGGGACCATCACCCGATT